CTTCCGATCTACTTTCGTCCCGAGACCCACAGATTGTGTACTCGCTTCGACGTGGAGTGTATTCGTTGCGACGGTTAAATCATCGGACACATAGACGTTACCCACCACATGAAGATTCGCATCGGGGGTCACTGTCCCAAGTCCGACACTATGTGTCGTCGCATCCACGTGGAACGTATCTTCGTCCACCGTCAAATTCGAAGACACATAGACGTTACCCACCACATGAAGGTTCGCGTCGGGGGTCACTGTCCCGACTCCAACGGAGTTGTGCTCCGCATCCACATGTAGAGTATCTTCATCAACGGTCAAATTCGAAGACACATACACATTTCCCACCACATGAAGGTTGGCATCCGGCTCTTTTGTTTCAATTCCGATGGAGTGTTTCACCGCATCCACGTGGAAGGTATCTTCGTCGACCGTCAAATTACTCGACACATATACATTCCCCACAACGTGAAGGTTGGCATCCGGCTCTTTTGTTTCAATTCCGATGGAGTGTTTCACCGCATCCACATGGAAGGTATCCTCATCAACGGTCAAGTTTGAAGACACATACACGTTACCCTCTACGTGAAGTTCTGCATCGGGATCCGTTTCTTTGATTCCAACCTTGTTCCCAATCGAAAGTATATCCGTCGTATGTGTGTTCCCGGTGACATACAGAATATTCGAGCCAAATTCATCGACGAATAAGTTCGAACCAACATCGAGTGAGTGTGTGGGTGTAGTAGTCAAAATACCTACATTGGATTCTGTGAGTACTCGACCATATACACGAACATCGAGAGACTCGGATGTTTTAGGAATGATGGTAGATCCATACGAACTACTATCTGTGTACGTTAAAACCAGCTCATCCGGTCCTTCGCGGAACCCGACAGCCACGTTAGCGTTTGGTCGGTGCATGATAATTCCAAGGTCGGAAGAGACATTTTCTTTGCCGAGTTCTATGATGGGATCTTTCACGATCGTGTTTACCGTGGCGACTGTCGTGATCGCACCGTTCACGGTCATGTTCCCATCCACTACTAAATTATCTTGAATATATGCGTTTCCCAGAGCTGTGAGAAGGTTTGAACCCTCGGTGTCTATATTAAATGTCGAACCCACATCGAGTGTGTGTATGGGAGACCCATTCGCTACACCAACATTGGAGAGAGTCGTGACAGAAGTAATCGCGTTGTTGAACGAAACCGTGTTCGCGGTAACGTTACCGTTAATCACAGCCGCTTCGAATGAGAAATTAAGGATATCTTCAGCGATCGCACTGGAATCCATCACTTCTTTGGTGATTTGGTTATAGGCCAACACGGTAATATTCCTATCCGATAGATCCGTGCGTATACGCAAAGGTGTCATGTACACGGAATCTGAAAATGGTACTTCGATTTGCTCATCACTCGCGTTGAACACGATCGTATTTTCCGCCTGGTCGTCGGTACAGTTCCGACCGAACCTAATCTTGGTTGAACGTTCCACTGTCGGTAAGTTCTTGACCATTTAATATAGAATGGCATTTTAATTTGCATAGAGTAGCGCCGCGAGTCCATTTTGAACCCTAAGGATATTGTAGTTTACGGCATATATAGGGTCTATGATATTCATAGATTCACTCATGAGCTTGACTGTCGTGAGTCGACTGAAATTTAAGGTGCCTGTTGGCTGAAGAGAACTCGTCGATATGCAGAAGGGGTACAAGAAGAAATCTGGGGATGCCACAAAGTTGGTATGATAATAATGGGACACATCAATAAAGTGTGGTTTACCCCAACGATAGTTTGCTAAATCCACACCATTAACGTTTAACTTAATTTTGTTACTTGTAGATGTGAGAGCACTATTAGTTGTAGTGTTAGATGATGCAAGGTACTTCACGGGGTGATTGAACGTAAGCTCTTGCATTTTCGTTCCGGATGGAATACTCTTTTGAACCTGGTGTATGAGGATATCATGGGTACGAGAAGCGATATTTCCACGTTCTTCAGTGTCCAGATAGTAATAATTCGCGAAACATTCTATGTTGTAGTTCGCAGCTTGGGATGCCCAATTAATCCTAATTTCAACGTTATGATAGTTTAACGCGACTAAAGGTAAGGCACACTGCGGACCTTCACAAAAAAAGAACCGCAAAGGGTAAAAGAACGACCGCGCACTCACACCAGGATGGGTTCCGTTCGCACTTCTCGAAACATTTTGGGCGAACGTGTCTATGGCAATCTTTTCAGTGAAGATGGCATCTTGACTGTCCACGAGAGATCCGCCTAAGTATAATTCCACTTTATCTATGATTGTGTCCCATCGTTGCACGTCGAGAGCTTGTGTGGTATCATCTATGGTAAAATAGACGTAGCTGAGAAGGTCACCAGATCGCTCAAATTGAACGCTGGACATCGAATTGTTTTTCACCGCTCCGTGGATCGTCTGCTTCTCGACGGATTGTGAAAAATTAGCATGTCTTTTGAATGTTGAACTAAAGAACGATATTTCGGGATTACCCACGATATATTCATCCTGGGCGCCAATAGCGATCAATTGAACAATACCAGCAGACATGGTATATTACTATAAAAGGAGAAAATTACAGGTTGGGTTTCTTACACACGAAACGAATTATTAAAAAATTGTCCTTGGCGGGACTGGATGGTACAATAGGATTACCATCTTGATCACGAATAGTAACAGTGAAACGATCAATGCTGCGAATAGGATTCACATATTGAGTGACGAGGGGATAGTTATCCTTGTAACTTATTAATCCACTATCATCACTCGTCACAATACTCGCAAAAGAACCTCTCACAACACTCGCCGCAGCTTGTCCATTTGGTTCGTTAGACGCGCGCTCGGTGAAAATGCTGTCAAGTTCTTCAATTGAGACATAGCAATGTTCAGTTGCCACAGTGGTATTGATTCTAGCAGCTATTAATCTAGCCTGTACGACATTTTTGAGAGGTTGTTGAAGATGACACGTGAAGGCATTGGAAGTTGTCTGTCCAATTGTATCAATGGTCACGGTATGGTATTCATGTTGAAGATCTGGAATCAACTGAGTAGGATTTGTAATCAGCGCCATATATCATTAGCTTAGATTAAAGATCCGCCGATTCCATCCGTAATTTCGTATCCACCAGCTTGACCGGCGACAAGCTTTTGGGCGCCACAGACACCCCCTGGAGTTAAACCCTTAGCATAAGGGCTACCCTTCTTACCAGAGCCGGCGGTGCACTCAAGTTCGACTGGGAGATCAAAGATGGAACCATCACTGACAGTCTTGGTGGTGATGGGTTTGTATCCACTGGTGGTACTGGTCTTGAAGGCCGCGAGAGCCGAGATGATCAGTAGAAGAATAACAATCATGGTGAGAGCATTGCGGCTGACACGATTAAGTTTGAACATTTATAATGAACTAAGAAATTTTTTAAACTGCGTTAAAGGTAATTTTTTTAGTTTCTACATAGAGAGTAGATGGACGAAGAGATCGTAATCGATCGAGGAAATACCAGTGTTATGAAATTGGATGCAGATGAGCAGGCCATTATGGATGAGATTGAAATTTCCGCTCCCCGCCCTCAACGTGTACCACGACCCACTAGACCCACCTTTAAGCCACCCCCTATGGCGCAACAACAGGAAAGTATGGATGCCTTCGTAAACCCCACCAAACAAACTAACCAAAATGCTTCAGCCCCAGATCAAGAGATTGACTATGGAGATGATGATGAGGCTAATTTTTTTGATGACGCCGATGATTATGGAAATCAAGGTCCAGGAGAAGAGGATGAGAAGCCCACTAAAGGATATGCTTCAATTGATGAGGAGAAGGCTGACCTGATCAATAAGTTGGGACGCCTGGAGAAAAAAGGTTTCGCTGTCAATAAGCGTCTGAATGCTTACTCCAATATTGAAGAGTTGAGATCCGAGGTTAAAAGAATCACCTACAGCATAGACGTTGAACAGTCTATCCGATTCTCGCGACGCATGCTCGTGGCCTGTGTGACTGGGTTGGAATTCCTTAACAAGCGCTACAATCCCTTCGAGATTCAGTTAGATGGTTGGTCGGAATCAGTTATGGAGAATGTCGATGACTATGATGGAGTCTTCGAAGAGCTATATGTTAAGTATAGGTCCAAGATTTCGGTTGCTCCCGAGATCAAGCTAATCATGATGCTTGGTGGTTCCGCTATGATGTTCCACCTCACGAACTCTATGTTCAAGTCGGTCATGCCTAACATGAATGATGTCATTAAGCAGAACCCTGATCTAGTCAAGAACATGATGAGCGCTGTTCAGAATACCACTCGCCAAACCGACGGACCAGCCACTGATGCCCCCGTCGGAGGGACAGGAGAGTATCAGATGCAGGGGCCCGGGATTGACATTTCTAGTCTAATGGGTGGTATTATGATGCCCCCAGCCCCTCCTATGAACACCACAGCAATCTCTTCCGCCACTGAGAAGCAACCCGAAGTTGATGAAGAGGATATCTCCGACATCATCTCCATATCGGGTGACTCCACTGGTGGTGAGGTCAAGGAAGTCAATGTGACGGCAACCAAGGCCAGGCGTACCAGGGGAAGGAAGGCTAAGAAGGAAATTAATCTCTAAACATATATAAATGATAGCTTACTATCCTTTGGAGGAACTGGATCCTCCAAAAGAAAAGCAACCCCAACAGAAGTCTGTTGGTAAGCCTGAAAAGACTCAAGTTGGCTTAGAAGAAAGTGAACTCAATTACATCGTGATAGCTTTCATTGCCGGAGTTATCGCATTAGCTATATCCGACGCCATCAGGGCATAAATGTTGATTCTACCGCGGGGTCTTCCCTCGTAGTAGATTTAATATGTGAAAGTTGCAATACTTTGACCAGCACCGAAGTTATCAACTTGTGTACTTGGGCTCGTAAAGTTATTTTTGATATTCTTTAATAATCCTCCAGTGTGTGTACCAGATAATGAGGAGGTTACAAGTTCTACATGGATATCATACTTGTAGATTCTACCTGTACCCGTGTTGAGAGGGGACAATATCATACCCCTTTTACCCACAGTGATGTTTGGATTCCATGGGAAATCTGAATCACCACCAAATAGATTCTTTGTACCTACGGTTATCTCATCATCTAAGCTATTATTCGTTGTTCCGTCATGGGAACCACCCTGGATCTCCAGTACCATTGTACTCATGTCACGAACAGCTGATCCATCAGTTTTTCTCAGCATAGCAACGATCTTTGCGTAGAAGGCGGGCATCTTTTCAGGGCTGCCACCATCAGCAAAATACAAACGAATGTTTTTACCAGCCGTTGCATCTAGAACAAAACTTTTAGAGTATCGTTTACAGCCAACCTCATTTGAACCTGAGATAAATCCACCACCAACGTGTAAAGCTGTAGTTGCATCTGAACCACCTAAATCTACAGCTACTTGGTTACCTAAATCAATCTTACCGTCAATATTTAGATCACCTGTGACTTCTAGGTTACTATTGATAATCATCTCATTTGAGTATGGATCCACGTAGACATTACCTGAAACATCACCGTAAATGTTAGAAACACCACCAGTTGTCTTAAATTCTAAGATGGCATTGCTCGTCGCGTGTTCTAAACGAGCCGTACCGTTATACACGGTGAAATGCTCACTGGGATTTACAGTGCCGACACCCACATTTGATGTGTGTATGATGTGAATACCATCTCCTTCAGTTCCCCCACTTACACCACCTATTACTGTACCATGTACGGAATGGGTGGAGTCACTGAAACCTCTTATATATCCACCCTTTTGATCATCCGTTATTAGACTTATACCCGCCTTTTTAGTCCCAGAATTCGCAGGACTCTCAAGTTTAAGAAGATCCACATCTGTGGTCAAAGCGGAGTATATATGTACATTAGTGTCTGGTGAAGCGGTGCCAAATCCAATTAATCCAGTATTTTTGAAGCGAGCGTATTCAGCATCATTTTGTCTGAATGAAATATCTACAGTGTCTAAACTATCAATAATATTGAGAGTTGAAGCTCCGACAGCTGTGTAAGCATCAAGTTTACCAAACTTAATCTTTTGATTTTGAGCGAACTGAAGACCACCCTTTACGAACAGACGTGTACCAGGATCCAGTGTTGCATTTAAACCATCAACCTCGGATTGTGATAATTCACCAATTGCACATACACCATCATTTGTCAATGTAAGAGATCTCACAGCTGTAGAACCTGTTCCGTCTACAACACCCGCGATTTCACCTTGTGTAAGTCCAGTAACGTCATCGTAAATCTGGAAAACGTGTTCGGCTGCAACTGAACGAATTCTATCCGGTCCAGCAATATTCTTGGAGTCATTACCCTTAAAAATGAGAAGTTCCGACTTACCACGAATGTCATCATAGAGTCTATCTTGTATGAATGCGTTACCAAATTCATCCGTAATACTACCGGAAAATGACAGTTTAGTTCCTACAACTACATTACCGTTAACTTCAAGTTTATCACGGGGTGCATCTGTCCCGACGCCCATATTCCCTGTCGCACCATCAATGAAGATACGAGTGTTCGTTGAATCATTAATTACACTTGGATTTTTGGTGAGTCTAAAATCACCACCCAAAGCAGTTACACCCATAGAGTAACCAGTGGGATTACCAGTAATACCATCGGCTTGAATAAACGAAGCAAACGCATTTGAACTTAAAGTGTCTGATCTCATAGCTACAATTGCATCATCCGCAGAATTGTTAACCTGTTCACTGTGCACCAATATACCATTAGTTGTTGCATTTCCTATACCGGTTGTAATTATTTCAAGGTGAGATGTAGGCCGAGTTGTGCCTATACCCACACGCTTATCACTTCTCCATGTCATAACATGTCCTTGTGTAGAGTAATTGTCACTCGCTAATGATAAGTTTAATTGGGAACGTGAAGTCCCGGAACCATCGCTTCCCGTAAGTGCGTGTTTACCCATTGTAAATACACCTCTAACCGCATGTTGACTAGATGTACCACCCTCACGTGAAAGTTGAAGAACATTCTTAAAGTCCGAAGTCCCCACAATAGGAGTTGTATTTGTAACAACCATGGGTGTATCCAAATGACTTACACCACCTCTGTGTGTAACTTGATCATTGACAAATACGGTTCCACCATTCGTATGTAAAAGACCCTCGGGGTTCATCGTATTTACACCCACATTACTTGACTCAAGAATTGTGAATTTTGGTGTACTCATATCGGTCGTACTACTCACATAAAAGTTGAGACCTTTACCACTTCCCACAAGATTTTGAACCTTTGTTTGATCATTTGTGATATCTGTAGAAATCTTCAAGAAGTTTGCGTCATTACCGAATATAGCGGTGTTACTTTCAATGAGTTTCAGGTTACCACCTATAGTTAAAAGTTCATCTGGTTCTATATTTGAGATCCCAATGTTTCCACCAGATGCAACCCGCATTCGTTCAGTATTTTTCGTTTTGAAAGCTATAATTTGGTGACTGGGTGAAACCTTTGCACCATTAATTTCAATAGATGATCTATTTGAAGTGAGAGGACCCGCACGAATACTCACTGTATTTGAAGTAGAATCTTCACCAGTTATATCACCATGAATAATTACATTTGCCGCGGATGAAATACCGGATTCACCCTCGACCTCAATGAAGTCTTGTACACGAATAGATTCAGTAATAAGACGTCCAGTAGCTGTATTACCAACAACTGTAATCAAATTCGCCGCATCTGTGTTAATGAAGATTTTGTCACCTATAGAAAGTGTATCAGTTGAGTTTGTATTTGCTATACCCGAAGGGCTAGCTCCAGTTGTTTGGATACCATGAGATTGAATCTTAGAAGACACCACCATTGGTATAGCGGCATCTGCATCTAATGTAATTAGGCTACCTACAGTTAGACCACTGTCACCAATTCGTAAACCTTCAAAGAAACCAAATCCGTTTGCATACAAAACATTACTAGATGTAGCAGCCTTATCATCTATATGAACATTGGAACCAATGGAGAGAGAAAGTGTTGGTGATGTGTTTGCTATACCCACATTATTTTGAGTATATATGTCACCATACACGTGAAGATTTACTGTATTGGAAGTATCTAATTTGTCATCAAATGTTGCGGTTGTGGGACCACCAAAAGTTCTCGTGAGATTAAACTTATCATTTGCGTGTGTATATCCTAAAAATACATTAGATGTTCCCGGAAATCCATCCCTCATAAGTACAGCCATATCATAAGCTCCATTGTTACCGTCACCCATCAAGATGACAGCATTAGACACGACGAGATTGTTAACACTCGTATACGAGGGAATCTCTGTTATCGATAAGTTACCACTCACATCGATATTACCAAACACCTGTAAAAAACCATCTCGAATGACGACATTACCGTTTTCAAAAACGGCTACATTAGAACCATCACTGGCAGCCTCGTTACCAACCAAAAGGTGTGTACCTATAGCCGCATTTGTAGAAAATGTGTTACCAGTGATCTTCAAAACATTTGAAGCATTAGCATCCACGAAAAATTTATCATTTGTCGTCTTGATTGTAGTGGTCGCAAACAAGTTTGTCGAAACTGTGTTACCCTGAACGGTGACAATATCTTGTAAATTTCGGTTCATGATTACGCTATCTTGACCTAATTGAAATTCGTTAGTTGGGTTATTTGTACCGACACCAATCTGGGTGGCAGTTAGACGATAGACATTCGTGAGACCCGTAAATTCTGTCCTTTCTACCGGTGCAAATACTTGATTTGTAATAGTTAGATTCGCAACTTCAATCTGATCTGCTGTAATTTCACCAGCATCAATACTCGCGAGACCACTTAAAACATCGGTCTCTCGTGGTGCAGCGTCTAGACTTGTTACGAAAATCTGGTCGAAACGTACTGTTCTGCCCATCTATACATTAGTTACCGAATAAAATTCCAGCTAGCCCATTGCGTATTCTTAACACATTATAGTTGACCGCATACACAAAAAGTTCCTGACCGGATGGTCTAAGAATTCCCTTCTCTACACCATTTAATGATAGGACAGCATGGTCTATCCTCGAAAAATTACATGTACCCGATGGGTTATATTCTGATGCATTTAAACAGAAGTGATACGCAAAATATCTAGTGTTGAAAAGTACTTCAGTTTCTGGAATAAAGTCTGAATGACCATAAGAAGATTTGTAGTAATTTTGAATAGTGTGAAAGTAGACTGGAGTCATTTTTTCAAATAAATGCGTGCCATTGATTTGTAGATCAGCTTCAAGGAATGTGAAACGATCATCCGCAAAATTTTCACTTGAAGCATTAAATCCCCAAAAGAGAGATTTTATGGGGTGATTAAATGTTGATAAATCAATTCTATTATGTCCACCTATATCAGTGTTATTATTCGATACAGTGAGTAACTCCGTTTTGAAACCCTGAACTTGAGTTACTATGAAATCCATCTGCCTTTTAGTGAACGTTTCTCTCTCATCTTTGTCCAGATAGATATAATTTCCATAGACTTTAGCACTTTTTTCAGATGCATCTAGACCAGCTATATTCGTTTCATCAAAGTCTATCTTTATCTCAACTTGATGGTGCTGGAGGGCTATGAGAGGCAAAAACGCTTTGTGATCACAGAAAAAGAAATGAAGGGGTAAGAAGGTATGGCATGACCTAGACGTTTTGTTATTCAACTCTTGCGACTTTGTGTACGAGTCGGCAAGGTAATTTGTCCATATATCAGAGAAATAGTCATAGTGTTGAGAATCTATTTTTTGTCCACCGATAAAAAGAGAAATAGTTGAATTATAGAAAAGATTTGAGGCAATATCGGCGTTTCTATTAGCCGACTCAAACCATATACCGTTTATAATATCACCGAGAACTGGTATCGTAATGGACGTATCAGTGGTATTAATAGTCTTAATGTATTTTGGGGCTTGAGAAAAATTCGTATGACGTGTAAACTTCGTACGAAAAAAAGAATGTCCTTCGTCGCTTATGATATAGGCATCTTGAACACCTTTAGAAACGAGTTGTATTAATGCACCCGACATTTACTAATTAGTCAGATTATAAAAACAGACACTTTCCCTGAGGGAAGTCACTCTTCGGCTCTTCCGCTATTTTACCACGTATATTAAATCCACCCTGTCTATAGACCTTGAGTCTCTTGTAATACATGGCTGTAAAGATAGACCATGGGTCATGAATATCATATATGTGCGGATCATTCTGTTTACCTTTCGTTTCTCTCATGATACGACCAATGCTTTGTGTTATATCAGATTTGGGTGAGGCTAAAATAACCGTATCTAATGTTGGTATGTCTAAACCTTCATGAGCTTGGGAGAACGTCGCAAAAATGATCTTCTTTTTTGAAGATTCTTGGAGTTCTGCTTCCTTCATTCCACCCATGTAGAGCCCTGAAGTTTTAGGGAAACATTGATGAAGGAATTCACAATGAAATCTTCTATCACTGAGGACGAGGAGTTGCCTTGTACCAGCTGAGGCTTTCTTTACAAGCTCACAGAGCATCTTATTTCTCTGTCGGTCTTCCACAAGCTCAGTTATCATATTTGGCATCGATATCTTTCCATTTCGCATGGATGGTGGCTGATTTTTGTAGTTTGGAGACTCGTACACAATTGGAAACACCTCCACCTGTTCTTGATTCTTTCTTTCAACTGCGAAAAAGGTGGGGCCCATAAACCAATGTAAAACCTTTGTTAGACCATCTTTCCTCTCTGGTGTAGCAGAGAGTCCATAGATGTGACGAGGGCAAAGCTTGAATAGACTTTGACTAAAAACCTTAGCACATATATGATGTGCCTCATCTACTATGAGAGTGCCTATACTTTCAAAATCTGTAAAAGAGTATTCCTTGAGGGACAGTGATTGAAGCATGGCAATAACAAAGTCACAATCAACTTCTTTCTTATCCTGTTGCACAATACCTATGCTGGCACCTGGACAGAACTGTTGGATTCTCTCCCTCCATTGATCGGCTAAGAATTGTTTATGAACCACTATCATCGTTCTGTATCCCAATTTACAAGCTATGGCCAAGGATACCGTCGTTTTACCGTACCCGCATGGTAAAGAAAGGATACCATGGCCAGCTTTAATTGCCGCTCTAAGGGCGTCGTTTTGGTGTGTGGCATCTCTAAGTTGACCAGCGAACTTAGTTTGAATTTTGGTGGGTTCGGGGCGTTTGTCTTGGGAAGGCTCCCCAAGCTTAGCAGTTCCATAGAATCTTGGAACGCACACTCCAGTCTTAGTTGCTCTGAAAACTTTAAAAGGCGGTGGAGGAAATCCATAGTCTCCGTTGACGATTGGTCTTACCGTAAGTTCTTTTTTAATTTCGGGGATTGGACCCGAATTTACGAGATATCCAGTTCTCGTCAACACCGACATGATCTACTTATTTAAAGATGTGAAACTTTAAATGAGTAAATGCCCACTCTAAGTGTTGACGAAAATATTAATAGACTTCAGAATTCTATTGAGCAAATGACTCAAGAAATTTTTAGAATGCAAGGGATGATTAAAATTTTCATGGATCTGAAAACCGCTGGGGTGAATAACATAGAACTCCCTTCTCAAGGACTGGAGAAGATTGAGGAAGAGAGTACCCAAGAAAATCCTGAGTGATTCCCTACATTCCAAATACCCTTAAACTCTAATTCAACATCAACTTCATCATCCTTTATTAGAGATTGTATAGGTTTACCTTCAAACTTACACATCACCCTTCGGTAACGAAATGGTACTTTAACGGTGAGTACCTTACCATCCAGTGGATTATCAATATTTTGGTTTAGAAGAAGATGTATCCTACTCGCATGCATACGCTCTATGATTTCTGAAACTTTTTGAGGAATCACAAAGCGTATATACTTTTTGTCATTATGATCATAAAATGGTTCATACACTTTAGCTGTGAACTTCATCTAAGATACACTAAAAGTAAAACTATAAGTAACACTACGAGGATTATTCCAACGTGGGTTAGTAAGATTGGTTTCAATGGTTTCCTTGTTCCGAAGCATATATGGCTTAGGGCTCGCGAAACTTCAACAGAGGCCTCAATACTTGAATATGGTGTATGTCTAGGAGACATCATACCACACATAGCAACTTTTGAGCACTTCCCAAAGAAGGGAAGCTGTCCCTTAAGGCTGAGCACACCAGAGGATTGTGAGAAGTTCCATTTGTTTTCTTTCCATTCAGCACCCCAACCAATTCTAGCTGAGGTGGGTTGAGGTAATCGGAGTTGACGAATAACTTCTTTCTTTAGGGTTTCGGGGTCAGAACTCAATACCTCTTTGCCAAGATCGCATATGACACATGAGACGGTTTTACCATCTATGAGTACCTTTGGTTGGAGATTCCACTTCGTTTCTATAGCTATTTCTAGATCCGACTTAAGTTCAACCGGTTGATCGTAATCAAGTAAAACATTTATAGCACCATATGTACTTGGTCTAAGTTTGGCATCAGCATCGGGTCCCCAATTGTTACCGAGTATGTTTAGGGCGGGGCTATTATCCATACACAAGAAGAGAACTCCATCCTTCACAATCCTTTCATCCGAAAACTTGGCGATGAAATCATTTTTACCATATTGAATGTCTAAGAGTTCGGTGCCAAATACAAAGTTGGCACCCGCGTTTAGTACTGCTTCTTCCATCGCATCACACATAACCTTACCAGAAACACGCTGAGTATACCTCTTGGAAAGTAACACATGATTCCAATTATTCACAAGTTCATATGCGCTCATAACATCCCAAGTTACACCATCCATTATGAGTGGAAGATGTTCAATGAGATCTTTAGCTTTTTTGGTTAGGGGTCCTACGGCATCCTTCACTGAAATAGTTTTATACTTCTTGGGATCCCAAAGAACTTTAGCTATGAGACTCACTAGAGTTTTATAATCATCATATTGTAAACTTTTAAAAGTGAAATCCCATACACCACTATCCTCCTCTAAAATGAACATCTTGTCCCAATCAATTTTCATTTCATCAAACAGAGAACGAGTGTTTATGAATGCTCGATCAAAAAGAATTCTGTGTGCATGAAGGTCACGGGTCTCAATATCAGGCTCCCACCAAGAACCACCTGCTGACAGTTTCCTGTCATAAATGGTAACGTTATGGTCACCCGACCTTAGAATTTCCCATGCAAGGGAGAGCCCTGTTGGACCTGCACCAACAATGTGAAAATTCATTCTACTTTTAACAGATATTTTTTAAACACCTAAGATATTTTCATACTTATAGAAAAAACCTATAGTTAATGTAAGATATGCTGTCTATACTCAGCCAGGTTAGTACGGGGACGCCACCTGTCAAATTACCGCCAAATCAAAGGGTGAAAACTTGGAAATTTGCCGCCAAATATATTTGGAAGGAGAAGTTCACCAAAGATAAGGCGGAGCTCGGGAAATGGACGAAGAACGAGCTTTTGGAACTTGGCCCCACGTTTGTAAAATTAGGACAGATCGCATCAACCCGTGGTGACTTATACCCACCGGAGTTTACGCGAGAATTGGAATCTCTTCAAGATAATGTACCACCCTTTGATTATAATCTTGTAAAAGACGTCATAAATACCGACATTTTCAGAGATTTTGACGAGGTTCCATTTAAATCTGCTAGCATTGGTCAAGTTCATAGAGCCACGCTGCATAATGGTAAACAGGTTGTTGTAAAATTAAAAAGACCCGGGATCTATGACATCATGAAGTCTGACACGAACACTGTTCGTAAGATTTTGAACTTCGTACAGTCTATTGGTATTGACACTGGTTCGAGTTCAAACTTTGTACTCAACGACTCGATTGAATATCTGTTGGGGGAAACAGATTATGTACAAGAAGTGGAAAATGCCATAAAGTTCAGAAGATCGCTGAAAGATGTAGATTGGATTAAGATCCCTCGCGTGTATAAGAAATATTGTACGAGTGAAATGATTGTGATGGAATATGTACCAACAGATAAAATTACTGAAATCAAGAGTAAGAAGATCAACAAGAAGAAAGTTTGTGAAGCCCTTGTAAATTCATATGTTATTCAAACTATGGAAACTGGTTTGTTCCATGCGGATCCACATCCTGGAAACTTGGGAGTATCGAAGAATGGAAAATTGGTCTTTTACGATTTTGGTCTACTCATAAAGCTTAGTGATGAACTGAAAAAAGGATTTGGTGATCTATTTTTAGGTGTCATCCAACGAGATACAGCGAGTATAGTGAAAATCCTAATTGGTTTGGGTGTTATTGTACCAACATCATCGGATGTATCTGATATTGAACTGTTTTTTGAAAATATCCTTGGCTACCTGGAAACCCTAGATGGTGGAGCCATCATGAATGACGAACTCGCTGTAGAGCTAGCAATGGAGAAACCCTTCGTCGTCCCGACGAGCTTTGTGTACCTGGCGAAGTCCTTCTCGCTCATAGAAGGCATCTGTATTCAACTTGATCCAGACTTTAACTATTTCACATATCTTGAGCCAATGATACAAGAGCAGTTTATGGAGTCTATAGATTTCAGTCAGATTCTCATGAATACGGCTGAGATTCCCTCGAAGGTTGGAAAGATAAGTTCGGCTGTTCTCGGTTTGGAGAAATCGAGAGCAGCGATGAAAAGATCTATGATCAAAACAAGGCAAGAAATAAGGGTAGTTCAATACAGTGTGATATGCGCGTTATTGGCAGAAAGAGTGAGTGATTCACCGCTGGCTTTGATACCTGTAATCGCAGCTATTTGGATCACTTTTCGTAAAGATCGATCGATTTAGCCTTCTTGCTCCTGCTCTTGCGAGCTTCCTTGTCCTTCTTGAGAATGTCACGATGTTCTTTGAAGATCTCTTGGACCCGCTTACGCTCCTCACGAGCGATGTCACCAATCTTATCCTTGATCCTGTCTACCTCCGTCTGTCTTTGTTTTTGAATTTTCTTGCCAACTTTCTTGAAGTCGTCAGTCTTAGCGAACCATGTGGGGGATGCAGTAATAGCGAACATAGTGTTTGTTGTAATTTAAGAACATTTAATTTTTAACCGTTTTAACTTTTCTTCGAATTCTCTCCTCTCACCTGGTGAATCTATCGTTTTTCCATCTGCGATAGCTTCAATTTCAGGTCCAGTGAGTTGCATGGCGTTGACCCTAAAGTCCATGAATGCCTCCATGGATAGGGGTACTAGGGGTTTGACGAGTTCATAGATGGCTGTGGCATATTCTTGAATCTCCTTTTGGGCATGATGATCCATCCTCAACTGCAAGAAATGCATGAGGTTGTGTAGATCCATTTTCCACACGAAGGAGGTGTAGGTTGATTGAGGGAGAACACCTCTCGCCTGTTCTCTACAAACACCCTTCTCCAGCAACTGCTCATACAACTTGAAGGCGTGTTTGTACTGCTCGGACACAGCCTGACCGAGTGTCTCATCAAGTTCAACCACACCCTCGGAGCCCTGATGATTCACCGCAGATTGACCACGCATAACCTCTGGTTCGTAGTACTCTTCATCAACGATAGAGTACCGAGCAGACATCTCATTAACCGAAGCTGTTCTATGTCTAAGCCACTGGCGTGCGATATAGATAGGAGCCTTGATCCTAAATTTGAATACTACGAGTTCTAGAGGTGATGTGTGCCAGTTTCGGATAAGATAACGGATAAGACCTCGATCTCCACGTGTCGTTTTTGTACCTGTTTGGTAACTAACACGGGCACCATCAACGATAGCCTTGTCTAGGTTCTCTTGAGGCATGTGATCTATGAGTTCAACAAATCCATGATCCAAAACTTTCTTCATTATACATATCTATCCGTTTAAATCTTTAATTAAGTCGTTGAGATCTCGGTAGTATCGTTTGAGATCTTTCATAAATCTTTTATTGTTTTCTAGACACTCGCACTCAGGTTTGTTTAGATAGATCCATGCCAGATTTGATTTTGAGTACTTTGTCATTTTTTGATTTTCATTGGGTCGTCTAGCCACAAGTTTAGTGGTCTTCTTCTTTTTAGAGGCTGGAGTGACCTCGACCCTGTTTACAAAAGATAGGGCTTGCATCACAGTATCTGCGAGATCATCTTTCTTTTTAGATTTTTCAAATATCGGTAACCAATGTGCGTTGGTAGATCCATCACGGATAAAGGCTTCGCATCTCTCTATGGAAACCTTCTTTCTCTTATTATATTGGGCTTTCCCCGGACCAGCGACATCTGGAATCTTGTGTCTCGCATCATATAGGATTGTTTCACATTTTGGGGCTTTTATGATAAAGTAAGAATGAAGAAAATGCATCACAGAAATCATTTTCTTATTCCTTTCGGGTTGTTTTTCTATGAGGACTGTATCAGCTGTTAGTACCCATGGGCGGTCATCAAGGTGATCACGAAGGGATATATAAAGACCATCTTTATGTTCCGGTGGAACCCCAGAGACGTCCCACTCTCTAACCAAGTTTCCACATTTTTCGTCAAGTAAACACATCGCTAAATTTCTGATTCCGACATCGATACTCAGGATCATTAATATAAAGAATATATATTTCTTTAAATTAGGATGAAATTCATTGCTCACCGCGGGGTATCGTCAAAACATAAGGATAATAGTATTAGTTCAATTTGTGAAGCTGTAGAGAATAAGTATGATGGTATAGAAATTGATGTACAATTATGTAGAAGTGGTGAATTGGTTTTATTTCATGATTTGTACATAGAAGATAAGTTTATTCGAGACATGGATATAGATGAGATTCGTAAGTACGACATATGTTTGTTAAGTGAAGTATACGAAAAAGTTCCGGGTATAAGAGACATGTTAATTCTCATGGACATAAAAGGTAGGAACGTTAAAATAGTTGACGCTCTCAAATTATTTTATGAATCAGAGTCTCACACTAACGTAACATTTTGTAGTTTTAATAGAAGAATATTGTGTACACTTCCACTTTCATTTAGAAGAGGATCCACGTTTGAGGCAACGTTTAGAGATACTGAATATGATTTAGTGACACGTGATATGGATGCGGTTGTATTACATTGGACATGTCTGGATAAAGATTTTATTATGTATTGTAAATCCAAAAATATACGAGTATACACATACACACACAAAAATGATATGGACTTGGCATATATGTATGAATATGATATAGACGGTATAATCACCAATGGAATAGCTTAAAGACAATAATGTGTATTATTTATATGTGGTGCTGGTGGTGTTGTCATTCATTTGACGGAGAGCCTTTAAGTATGCCCTATAAACATGATGAGAAGAGGAATAGATTTGACACGAGTGGAAACTTCTGCTCGTGGAGTTGTATGAAGTCCTTCGCTCTCGATAGGCATGGGATTACTAAAGGAAGTATTATTTGTGGAAACATCGTGATGATGCGCAAAAAGATGTATAACCAATTGGGAAATATAAAACCCGCCCCCAATCGGTTCCTATTAAAAGAGTTCGGTGGGGATCTAACGATAGAACAATTCAGGTCAAATCAGACTATAGATAAGGAGAAACCTAAGGAGATTGTAACGAAACCGGTAGTCGACAATGTGATACCCTTCGTCTCAAACACAAAGAAAATGGATGAGATCAAGAATGCGTCTTCTAACAACAGTGCGCTAAAACTAAAGAGGAACAAGCCACTGAAACGAGATTACAACAATCTTGAATCAGCGTTGGGTCTCATCATCACTCCCAAAACCTAACATCCTTTTTTGCTTAGCAGTCGGTAATGAAGGCGGTAAATGTTCAGACTTTTTACTATGAACCCATCGTTCGCCATCATGCGCTGTCCAACATATATCATACCGTTCTATCATTTTCCTGCACAACACACAGGGTAATGATATAGCGTCTCCATACACATTTCTTCTAAAGACAATTAAGTGACCATATTTCCTGTGTAACCAGTCACTGAATTGATGAGGTTTGTAGCCTTTCCTGATACACTCTCTATACAGTCGGCGTATGAGTTGTCTCTCCGCGCACATGTGATTATTACTCGTAGCCTCGGGTCCTCTAGACATTGTACTTTTCACTGTACAATACTTCATACTTGGCAGTTAAGACATACATTACCAGAATAAACAAAATCGCAATGTTTACACTCACTTAGGCATACAACTTTCTTTTTTGGGACAAGCCCCTTGGCGAATCGTTCCAGTTCCTTGACTGTATATATTCCATACGTTATCATCGTTTCTAATGAGGGAAATCTCATTATAAATGTGATTGGACGTTAACCCTTATGTTACTTTTTTGATTACGCGATGCATGGGAACCACTTGCTTAAGCACTTTTGGAGACCCTGCTTAGCCTTGAGCATCGCGGCGAAAGAATCAACCATGGGTGGAACCATAGCCTTGAGGACAACCTCAAATTCAGAATCCTTCTCACCATCATCAATCTGTTCAATGAGGTGGTTCAGGACGCCTATGACGAGCTTCTTCTTTTGGGGTCCGGGAAGCTTCTTGAATTTCACGCTCTCCATCATGAGGCGGCCCAGAATAGGAGGGATATCCTCCTTGGTAAAACCATCCTCGATGTACTCGGATTTGATTTCTTCAACGGTCTTGATGAGGGACTTGGCGTCAATCTTTCCAGCGAACTTTTTAAGAATGACTTCCATTTTTATGTTTGTATACTGTAAGGATACAAATGAAATTCAGTGATCTTATCGCATCCACTGCCCTGGCGACTGGTCTTGTCAAGATGTATATGGATTTCGAAAACTCCGCTGACGTGGACATAAAGTTCAAGAACTCCATCATCTTTGGTATTGTCGTCACTACTACTTGGTTAATCTATTACACCAATCATTATGGTTTCAGTCATTTCACTTTTTACACAGTGACCAGCTTACTTTTACAACTTTATGTACTAAAGAACATTATGGATAAGGAAGCGAATCTTTCTAAAGGATTTTAAAGATTCGGATCTTATCTTATCCAGAAATGAGCCTTCTCATTCGTGCGTCCGCAAAGCCTTCTTTCACACCCAATAAGATTGAAAAGAAGACCCTATCTTCTGTAAAAGCACCCCCTCTCAAGCCGATTGAGCGCCCCAATGACTTTCTTTCCGTCGCTGAGCGTGTAAACGGTCGTGCTGCTATGATCGGTTTCACCTCCGCTGTGATTGATGAGATCATGACTGGTAACTCCATCAGTACCCAGTTCCATGATAACATTGGTCTTTCTGTCGCTGTTGCCAGTTTGGCGTTCCTCGGAACAGCGGCGAATCCTAAGGATGAGGGCTATGTTCAGGGCTTTTGGAAGCCTGAGACAGAGCTAGTAAACGGCCGACTTGCGATGGTTGGCATCGCATCGCTTCTCCTAACAGAGTCGCTCCACCCTCATGTTCCTCTATTCTAGAGTCAGGGTTGACAGCCATATAACTTAAAAATTCAATCATCTTAACTTTTTCATCCATTGAAAATGTTCCTGCCCTACGTAACAGGTAGGCCAAGAACATCATGAGAATATAGACATTAACAGCTATTGGCTTCATACTTTTACACCTTTAAAAAATTAATAAGATCTTCCCTCGTTTTTTGTTGTTTCCATCCAAGTGACTTAAGTTTGTTTGCACATATGTAGTACCTCTGGTCATTGAATGGGCGATCTTCCACATACTCAATCCATTTGTCATAGTCCCTCGTGTTCCTTATAGTTTCTATGATGAGACGTGTTACTTCCATAACAGTGAGTTCGTCATCGGACGCGATGTTATAAATGTCACCAGGTGTACCCTTCTTCCATACAATTTCAACCGCATTTACTACATCTTCTACGTGCATGAAGGCTCTTTTTATGGATGCTGATCTAGAACCATGAATTGTACACTTTTTACCCTCGGATAGGAGTCGTTTAAATTTAGGTATAAGCTTTTCAGGGTATTGATTTGGTCCATACACATTGTTACACCGAATAACTTTGATGTTCATTCCGAAAGATTCTATGTAAGATCTCACTATCATTTCAGCTGCTGCTTTTGAGGCTGAGTAAGGGTTAGTTGGACGTAAAACACCTTCATCCTCAGTGAATGGTACGTCAGTCTTAGATTCTCCGTAGACTTCGTCCGTGCTAAAGTGAATAAACTCCACATCGGGAATGTGTCGGCGACACGCCTCGACGAGTACGTGGGTCGCGTGTGTGTTATCCATCGTGAAGGAGAGGGCGTTTTCGAATGAATTATCGACGTGACTCTGCGCCGCAAAGTGGAACACGGCATCGAATGAGTACAACTTTATGAGATGTTCGATGAGACTCGCGTCACCCACGTTACCCTTGACGAACATGGCGACACCTGGTTCGACATTCTCTATATTTGAGCAGTAATCCAACTTGTCGATGTTTACGAAATTGATTTCGGAATGTCTCTTCTTCATGATGTTTAGGAAATTGGAGGCGATGAAGCCACAACCACCCGTGACGAGTACATTACTGGTCATTTACTTTAGTGGATGCAAATGTTTTAAGTAAATTACACACACGATCAACGTCATCCACGTCCATACCGTGATGCGCACCGAGAAGGAACCCGTCCTTCATGATACGATCCGCATTTTCAAACGCATCCAAGTATTCCCTAAATGCGGGGTGTCGAGTGATGTTTCCGGCGAAAGTGACCCTCGTTTGCACGTCATTCTCTTCCAAGAACTTGACGAGTTCGAGGCGATCTGGACATTGGAGAGGGATGGCCAACCAATTAGGAGTTTTTGAATCGTCTGGGAGTGTATAGTAATTACAGTCCTTAAGATTTTCCAAATAGCGTTCAACATTTCGGCGCCTCTTATCCAAAAATCCATCAAGTTTATCTAGTTGGACAAGACCAAATGCTGCATTCATTTCACATGCTTTGAGGTGATAGCCTGCTACACCATAAAGAAACTTCCAGTCGTATGGAATACCATCTACAGAGTGATTAAAGCGTTCACTGGGTTCTTCGATATTGTCACCGATGCGTCCCCAATCACGGAACATGAGGGCTCTCTTAAGATGTTCCTCGTCATTAAACATGACCATACCACCTATACCACCTGCTGTGATGACGTGACTCGCATAGAAACTCGTGGTGCTGATATCAGTGCAAGGAGTATGTGTGATAGTATCGGCAGAATCTTCGAATAGAATGAGATCCGGAAAGGCTTCACGGATCGCTTTCCAATCGGGAACATTCCCAATCAGATTGGGAAGAAGAAGACACTTGGTATCCGATGTGACAACTTTTTTCAGGTGTTCGACTGTGGGTACATACGTATTGAGACCTACATCACAAAAGACTGGTTTGAGACCGAGTTGCACGAGCGGGGCGACGGTCGTGGCGAAGCCACACGCGGGCGTGACCACTTCGGATCCTTTGGGAAGATCAAGGGCGCATAGACCAAGAAGGATCGCGCTACTACCAGAGTTCACAAACAGTCCAAATCTCTTACCGAAGAGGTCAGCGACCCTCTTTTCAAATTCCACAGTGCGATCACCAAAGCCAGCGAGCCAGCCATCGCGAAGGCAAGCCTCAACGGCTTTAATTTCTTCCTCTCCATATGATTCAAACTTGTTGGGTGCATACCAAACCTTTTTGGGCATTGTATTTTTACATGTTCCAAAATTTTTAAGTAATCACTTTCGGGATGAATGTGGAAGATATTATGAGTAATTTTAGAAAGAGCTTCTAGACCCTCTTTCGAATTTTCAAAACCAATCACACAATCACCTTTGTGTCCGAAACGATCGAGTGCCAACCGATAACATTCGGAGTCTGGTTTGGGTTTTTCATAATCTTCACGAACGATCCAATTGTTTAGCTTGTTAAGAATCGGAACTTTACTTCTAAAATGTTCGACAACTTTACGATCAGTATTTGTCACCACAACATGATTGATTTCATTTTCTACGATGAAGTTTATGAACAAAACTACATTCTTCATGAGTTGAATGTCGTCGAACTTTAACATTTCACGAATCTTTTGTCGTCTCAATTGTGATGGATCTGGGAAATCATCTAATATATACTGAATTCCATGAGTGGTGACAACTCTTTCGATGTAGTCGGCACTAACTTTGAGTACCCGCGCCCAAGCTTCATAATGAAGATGGTCGGTGTCGAGCAATGTTCCATCCAAATCAATGAGAAAAATCATCTTAGTTAAAGTATTCTCATAACTTTAAATAAATGACCCGTGTATGTGTGTTGGGTTCCGGTGGTTTTGTTGGTAAGAACTTACTACGTGATACGAATTGGGTGGGTGTTACACGTCAGACACTCGATTTGACAGATCAAAGGGCTGTCGAGGAATACTTCAAAACACATGACTACGATGTTGTCATCCACTGTGCCGTCATAGGTGGAAGTCGTCTTCGTCCCGATGATGGTGAAGTCACTCACAAAAATCTCCTCATGTTTGAGAACGTCGCGAGGGTTTTCAAAGGGAAGTTGATTTATTTTTCGAGTGGTGCAGCACTTCGTGGGGATCCCCCGACTGATCCATATGGATTGTCGAAGTGGTTGATAGATAGGCGCATCGAGACGATTCCGAATGCCTATTCACTTCGCATCTGGGGATGTTATGGATCTGGAGAACTTCCGACGAGGTTCAGTGCCGTGTGTAAACGCGAAGGACATGTTGTCATCGACCAAGATAAATATTTTGACTTTATCGATATAGAAGATGTTCGAAAGATTGTTTGGGAGTATGTGAAGGGTGAACGGTTTGAAAAGGAGTATGATCTCGTGTACCCCGAAAAGTTTCTTCTCTCTCAATGGGCTGAAAAATTTGGGGCGACGCATGAAATCAAGAATCCAGGTTTAGGTGAGAGTTATATAAAGGAGAGAACGTAGTATAGTTAAAATGAAACTTTTCGATTGTTCTATGCGTGATGGTGGATACGTGAATAACTGGTATTTCACAAAGGAACATGCGAGGGCGTGCTATAATTCAGTCAAAGACTGTGGCATAGAGTACTGTGAAGTTGGATTTCGACGAAATGAACACACGAATGGACCCTGGTTTTATACACCCGAGTCTCTAGTCAATGAGACGTTCAGTGACATCGTCGTACCAGAGTGTAAGCTTGCATTGATGGCTCAGATGGGAACCTTCACAATTGATGATTTTGTGCCAAAGTCAGAGTCACTCATCACTATGGTCAGAGTTCTCATCGCCTATCATTGCAAAGACAAGGACGATTCAAAGTTGAACACCGAACTTATACATGAAACTGTCGAGATGTGTAAAAAGCTAAAGGAACTTGGGTACGAAGTGTGTGTGAATGTCGGTCGCATCGATAAAATGAGTGATGATCAGGTGAGAGAAATGTGTGAAATTCTCAACGACGTACCTATTGAGTATTTTTACATCGCGGACACATATGGAAATCTGGGCATCTACAAGATGCGATCTATTCTCGACACGATCAAAAAGGATTATAAAGGTCTGATCGGCTTTCACGCCCATGACAATCTAAAGAACGCTTCTGTGAAAGCCATCGACGCACTTTACAACGGTGTAGACATTGTAGACGTCACGTTCGGTGGATTCGGTAGAGGCTCCGGAAATGCCATTTCGGAATATGTTCTCGCGCATATGGAAAACAAGGGGAACTACAAACTTCTCCCATCACTCATCTATAGTGACAAGTGGGTAAAGTCTTACAAAAAATCGGGTATCCCGTATCTCCTATCTGGTATGTATTCGATGCATGTCAATTACGCGATCGAGGTAATTGAGAAACACGAAGATGCCTCCATCCAGCAGGTGTACGATGTGTTTAAAAAGATTGTCGACATGGGAAAACATCACTTCTACTCCTCAGATGTTCTCACACAGTACATGTAAAAACTTATCCTCCTTTTTTGCTACTATTCTAAAGTGCCTCGAGAGTAAATGACAGAAACTGTCCATCGTGAAACAGTTGATGTGTTCGTGCCAGAATTCTTTATTTTCTACATTCTCCTTGGGTACTTCAAAATAGTAATATTTCGCATAACCTTTCATTTCTTCGATGATTTTATTGGGGTCGGGTACGTGTTCTAACACGTGCATACATGTCATGAGATCACAATTGAACAAATTCCCAACGATTGGTACACAAGACTGCACGTCACAGATATCATAAACGTATCTCTTATTACCGACATGAGGTGTATTGAGACCATCGTAACCACCGAAATCTATGAGGGTCTCTACGTTAGATGTATTTTGTTCGATAAAGGGTTGTGAGACTTCATCAACATAAGTGTGTCGTACATTGAAAATGTCATTTTGGTATGTCGGTTCAAAACCAAGTCTGATGTTGGTATATGTTTCATCTCTGTAATTTTTGTATAGACGCATCATTTCGTCGTCATCAAATACGATGTTTACCCCCACAAACTTACACTCATTACATTTGATCGTCTTACAAGGAAAATAATTTATCTGATTTGGAAAACCATATAATTGTTGAGTTGTCTCTGGAGACATGTCAAACATTCTTTGAACTAAAAAAGGTGCTAATATGGCAGGTCTTGTAGTGCATGTGTTCGAACTACAAGATCTACAATGACTTATGAACTTCATTAAAAAACTATTAATTTTCGTCTTTAACCCACACGTTATGAAAGTTTGGATTATTTTCATACTTTGGATGAGGTATGGTATGGACTCGTGAAAAACCAAGTGACAAAAGTTTCTTATCCAAAAGTTCATACTTTTTCATATATTCTGGCCATGGAATTCCATCCTGTTCGTAAATAATCACTCGCATGTTTTTTACAGCCTCTTCATTTTCGTCGACAAAATTGCAGAAAAATCCTTCACAGTCAGCAACTATACAGTCAAACTTAATGTCATAGAGTTCTGAAAGTTTTTCGAGGGATACATTCTTTACAGTTGGATTGTCAGTCTCCTTCGTGTACGTCCCATACTCATGTAAGTCATATTTTGGGTCGATGAAGGCTAGTTCGTACCCCTTATTAGAAACGACGCCTTCGAAGATGTGAAATTTTCCACCGTTGTTATCGCGATTGAACGTGAGAGCTTCTATGACGGAATTGACCGGTTCGACTGCGACATGTTGAGTTGGATCATCAAGAATTTCTGAAATTACACAAGAGACTGTTCCGTATCTAGCACCCAATTCCAACACTTTGGCATCTTTCGGAATGTATTTTCTAACTAGAAATTGTTCTTCCGCTTCATACTCGACGTTCGCGGGTTCATTATTTCTATCGATGAACACCATGTATTTCTGTGTAAACAAATCTTTAAACTCTGGAAACAAACATATTTTCACCGAGAAACTCATCACTCAAAAATGGCGCCATTTCTTCATACGGCATGTTTTTGAATGTTCCATCTGGTTGAGGTTTATTCGAAAGTCTTGGATATCTACCTTGTGTGT